CCAGCGCCTGGTGAATGGATTGGCGATCCGGTCCCGTAGTAACCAGCCAACCCAGCCAAGGCAGGTCCGCCACCCGCCCCGCCGGAGCCGGCACCGCCGACAGCATTGCCGCCACCGCCGCCGGCAACGGCCGAGCCGGGCAAACCAGATGTCGCGGCGGTGCCGCCCGTAGCGGCCCCTCCATCACCTGGAACCATACCTGCGCCGCCACCACCACCGCCGGCGCCAGCGCCTGGGTATGGGATTTGAGGCATCCCGCCGCCGCCACCGCCGCCGCCACCGCCCCATACCTCTCCGCCGCTCGACAGATCGAGATTGATCGCCTGACGCGTGAATAGCGCGGTCCCGCCCTGCCCGCCTGCTAGACCATCCGGCTCAGAAGGCGTGCCGCCGCGGCCGCCACGGCCACCAGCGCCCTGTATCCGCCCCCTCACAATCAGATTTATGGTCACGCCAGCCGGCCATGTGCCGACGTCAAACGCGCCGAGCGAAGTCGACGACGAGCCGATGATCACGCCGGCATTGATGATGCAGTTGACGACGTCGCCGGATTGCGCGAGCGGATAGATCGAGTCGTGAGAGGAGCGCAGATTGATGTTGAAATTGTTGGCATCAAAGATGACGTAGCGCGTGCCAGTGTCGGCCGCCGGCGCGGTCCATAGCATCTCCTCGGCCTCGACCACGAACATGTCCGGGCCCGGATTAAGCCGCGTCACCTGAATCGGGATGTCGGCGCCGGCGCCGGTCGCGTCCTGTACGCAATCTGCTTCGACCCGATAGCCGACGCCGAGCTGCACATCCGTCGACGCATGGCGCTGTAGCTTCAACTGCACCTGGCGCGGCGCATCGCGGTAGCGGCCGAGCTGCACGGCTCCAAGCCGATCTGCAATCGCGCGCCCTGCCTGCGGAATCCAGCGCGACAGAATGGTCTTGATCGCAGGAACGCCGTAATCGGCCTCCGCGTCTTCGTCGATCGTCGGTGCCGTCGATCGGTAATTGTCGAGGTTGGACAGCGGCTTTGTCGGGTCGATGCGGCCGAAATAGACCTGCACCCGCGAAATCCGCTTGGACTCCTGCTCCTTGATGGCGAGCGACTTCTCGATAGTGTTTTCGGGCGTAAAGGTGTTGGCGTCGATCGGAACGGCGCGCAGCACCTGCAAGCGCAACTGATCGGCCTGCGCATCATGCCAGACAGCGAGAGCCGCTTGTTCGATGATCTCCGAGCAAAGTGTTGCGACCGAGGTGGGTTCAGGGATCGTCCCGGTGTAGACGTTGCCGAGAAACGTTCCAGTCTCTTCCTGCCAGTCGGCGAGCGGGATATGGCTCGCGTCGATGCCGGCGGCATTAATCAGAAGGTCCGCCAAGATGTCAGCGGCATCCGTCGACGCGTAGTGCTTGACGACTTGAACTCGGTCCTGCGCGCGATGCGCGGAGGCAGTGGTGCCGAGCTGGCCCCGGGTGAGCGTCAACGTGTCGCCGACGCGGGTGTACTGGACGATCTCATTTCCGCCGATGCAGAGATAATCGGTGCCACCAAGCGGATACTCGGCATTGCCGATGTCGGCCGGCAGCAGCGTTGCCGTGGTCGCACCGGCGGTGATGTCTGCGGCAAGGAATCCATTCGACAGTTGCGGACACTGCGCGCGGTCGCCGTCTGCGAGCTTCAGCAGATCCTTGGCGATGATGGTGAACTTGCCGTCCGTCGTCGGGCCGTTGAAGCTCTCAATGACGAAATTCCACGTCTCCATGTCGGAGATCGCCTCGCCGACAACGCCGTTGATCCAGCGCAAGGCACGCCCGCGCAGGAATGGCTGACGCGCGCGAAACTTGCCCCAATAGGTCCCCTGCGAGTACGGGTCATAGGCGCGCTCGGTCAGATACTTGTCGTAGCCCTGCCCAGTGTCGGAGTGGGAGTGATCCTGGAAGGTGACGGTCAGCGAGGCGCGCTGACCGAGATCCTTGCCAAGCGAGACCGTCGCCGGCGAGAATTCGACGGATACGATCGACGGAATGCAGTCGATCTCGCGCGGCAGATACTCCGTCGGCTTGGCGAAGCGAAGCGTCACCTCGGACTCGGTGAAATTGTCGCGGTCCTGGCATGTCTTGATCGAGTTGAAGCACTTGGCATCGCCGGTCGTCGGGATCGAGGCCGTGCACGGCGCGACGCCATACGTCAGCGAGCAAAACGGAATATCGATCTCGATATAGGTCAAGGCCTGCGTCATCAGACGATCCCGCTCACCTTGAGATCGAACGCGATGCGGTTTGACGGCGACGTCGGCACTGGCATCGGGTCATCGATCGTCCAGCAATAGCCGATTTCATACGGATAAGTTTCCGGCCTCCATCCGAAGAAGAACGGGGTCTCGGCCGCGACGGCGAGAAACTCGTCGCCGCCATAATCGCGATACCACTCCGGCGATAGCAGCGAGAGCGGAATGGTGGTCTCGCGCCAAGCGCCTAGCACGATACGACCCAGGAAGTTGCCGCGCTCGCTGCGGCCGTTCTGCACGCTGATCTTCCGCGCCTGCGTCAGCGGCGTGTGCCCGACGTAGATCTTGCGCTCCAGCACCAGGAGTTTGCCGACATAGACTACAGCAGCGCGCGGCAGCTTGTCGGTCCCCGCGGCCATCTTGATCTTGACGGTGGCAAGCGACTGCGCCGTGAAGCGGAACAGCGCCGGGCTGTCATTGGAGAGCATCACCTCCTCAACCAGGACATTGTCGGCCCCGTCCAGAATGGTGACTGGGATCTGCTCGCTTCCGAAGTTATGACGGGCGATGCCGACATAATCGATCTCGTCGACATATCCCGTGGTCACCGTCAGATACTGATCGCCGTCGGCGTCCGACCTCCACTCCAGATGCGTTGCCGGATTGGCGAGGTTCGAGGCCGGAAAATCCGGATCCTCGTTGTCAGCCACGATGTTTGCCGTGGTCACGACGTTATGCCAGCCGATCACGGGATGATCGAGCGTGACCGGAAACTCCGGCGTGGAGTCCGTCAGGACGAAGTTTTGCGAGATGACGAGCGGCATCAGGCAGGCACCACGTTCAGACGGTAACCATCGGAGAACATGCCGTTGAGGCCATCAATGAGCTCGCGCAGCGCGTCCCGCGTCGTCACGATTGGCACCGACACATTGGCGATGTTCTGAGCACCGCCGCCGCTTCGCTGGCTCTGGCCACCGCCGCGGTTCGGCGTGATGTCGATCTGCTCGCCTGGCTCGACCATGGCCTGAAACAGCTTGCTGTCACCGCCGCCGACGCCGCCGGGGACGGTCATGGACAAACCATCCTTGAACCCGGTCGGCACCGACTGGCTCTTGATCTGCGAAACCAGCCGCGCGCCCTGCGCCAGCACGGCCGCCATGGCGGCAATGTTGGCTGGGAACGGCAACTCCAGCGCTTTGGCGGCGCCGGTGAACATCGAGATCGTCGCCTGGATGGCGCCGAAGATTTGCGCAGCCTTCGCCATGGCAGAGCTTTCCTTGCCGAACGACGCTGCGATCGTCGCGAAGCTCCCGGCCATAGAGGCGCCGGCGATATTCCATGCAGTGCCAGCGTTCTCAGCCGCCCTCTGCATCGCCTGGTCGTAGGTCTCTGCGCTGATCTTTCCAGCATCGAACAGCGCCTGTATCTTCTGCAATTCGATCTGATACGTCTGCGCCGGCGTCAGGTTCGATTGCGTCATCTGAAGGCCGGCGAGCGTCAGCGCGTAGTCCGCGGTCTTCTGCTTCAGCAGATCGAGCTGCACCTGCTGCGCGGCGGTGATAGCGGTGTTATTCGCGCGCGCGATCGACTCCGCTTGCAGTTGGAGTTTCATCGCCTCCATGGCGCCGGGAAGCAGGCCATAGGTCGCCACCTCGGCCCTCATCCCCTCCAGCGACTTGCTTTGCGAGGCTATGAACTGGTCGATGGCGTTTTTGCCGCCCAACGCCGAGAAATTGAAGTCCTTCTGAGCCTTCGACGCCTTCTCGGTCGACGTCGCCGCGGCCTCCGCGCCGGTCTGCGAACCCCTCCATAGATTGTCGACAATGCCGAACGTGCTTCGTGCGGTTTCCTCGATCCCGGCAACGCCGCCTTTAACCTTCTCGAAGGCGGCCGTGAACTCTCCCTTCAGCACCAGCGAGATCGCGCCGGAGACGGTTGAGATATATTCAGCCAGCGACTTGAACACGGCACCGACGATCACGCCGCTGGTGACAAGCGCCTTCATCGCGGTCGAAACGGCGGTCAGCGCGGTGCTCAGGAAACCCGAATTCTTGACGGACTCGACCATTGCGTTCGTGATCGCGACCATCGACGGCAGCACCTGCGACATCGACTGCGTAACGAGGCCAGTCCAGGCCGCTTTTAGCCTGGTGATATTGTCGTTGAACGCCTCCGCGGCCTTGCCGGTCTTCGCATCTAGGATCAGGCCGAACTTTTCGGCCTCCTCTTTCATCTCAGAGAGGCCATCACGGCCGTCATTGAGCAGCGGGATCAGATCGGCGCCGGTCTTCCCGAACAAGGCCATTGCGACGGCCGTCTTCCCGGCGCCGTCCTTCAGACCAGAGAACCTGTCGGCGACTTCGCCAAGCACCTCATCCGACGATTTCAGCCTGCCGTTCGAATCCGTGACCGAGATCCCGAGCGCGCGGAAGGCGTTGGCGGCGTCGCCGGTGGGCTTCGCAGCCGCTTCGGTCATGTTCTTGGAGAGCTTGCCTACGGACTTGCTCAGGGCCTCGAAAGAGACATCCGAAAGGTCTGCCGCATAGGCGAGCGCCGAGAGCTGCTCGATCGGCACGCCGAGCTTTGCGGACGTCTTGGAGAGCTTGTCGGCATCGTCGATGGTGCTCTGGAGTGCGACACCGATCGCGACTCCGGCGGCGACGACGGCCGCCGCCGCCGCGGCCATGCCGGTGGCCACAGCCGAGCCGAACGCGGCAAGACCGGACTGCGAGTCCTTCAGGCCCTTGTCGAGTGCGGCCGTGTCGGCGCCGAGCACCACACGGAGCGCGCCGATGATAGCACCACCAGCCATTCTTGGCCCTTCAGTTCGGCTTGCCTTTGACCTCGCCGCCGAGTAGCAAGGTCCACTGTTTGGCGATTGCCAGCATTTGGTCGGGAGATTGCGGCTTGCGATCGCGCGCAAGCAGCGTTCGCAGCTTGGGGAACTTCTTCATCCGCGGAAGAGCCGCGGTGTGGTAGGCGAGCCAGGCCCGCTCATTGTGCTCGCGCGTGAACTGCGCCTGCTTGCCGGCGAAGATCAGGGAGACCTGTCGCGGCGTCTTGGACCAGAAGGCGTCAGGATCGAGCCCGCACGCCACCCAATCCGTCAGGAGGGCCGGCCAGTCCCAGCCCGGCGCGGCCCCGGCTGAGGGCCCGGCTTGGCGTCCTTCTTCGCATCCGGGAAGGCGGCGCCGAGCGCCTCGGTGACCTTCGCCATGACCTTCAGCGCCCCACCAGCGGAGAGGATGAGCTCGCCCGCCTCCTTGAGCGTCAGCTCCGGATGGCGCTCCTGGAGGCCGCTGTGCAGCACCTGACGCACCACCGAGACCGACATCTTGTTGATGTCGGACATCTCCGCGGCGATGGCCGGAAAGCCCTTGCCCAACGCCGCCTCCATCGAGCAGATCGCGTCGATGGAATATCGGAGGGTATAGACCGTCTCGCCGGCCTGAAGCTCGACTTCGCCCTTATGGGGGTTCGCGCCCATGGATTACACCTGCACCAGAGTGGGCTTTCCGCTGACCTTGAAGGTCAGCGAGGCGACCATCTTGTCATCGATCGGGGCATCAGGCTCGAAGGCCGTAAGGATCGCGGCGAAGGAGAAGTATGACCCACCTGGGAATATGATGACTCGATCGATTTTGGCCGAAGGCCCGTCCAGATCGAACTCCGCCATCATCGCCGTTGCCGCGGCGTTGCCGGGGACGAAGTTAATCTCAAGGCTGACTTCGCCGCCGTCCTTCAGGCCAGCGATAAACTCGCGCCACGCTTCCGGGCTCTCCTCGTGCGTGGCATCGACGGTATCCCGAGACATGCCCGGCGGGGTGATAGCCGTGACCTCCGGCAGCGTGCTCAGAACTGCCGGCGAAGCACCATTGCTGGACTTGAACAAGGTGCCGTAACCGATGCGGACTCCGGTCGTCATCGCGATTTCTCCATGTCAGAAAGGGGTTATTTCCCGGCTGCAATCTTGGCCGCGAGCCGCTCGGCCTTCCTCGCCAGACGCTGGCGCGCCTTATCGATCTGTCCTGCGAGTGAGTCCTTGATGCCGTCCAGCACCCTCATCACGTTCGCGTCGAAGGCCGGTCGGAGATGCGGTTGCGCCGCCTGGTGCGCGTTGCCGAATTCGGTCTGGACACCCTTCGCCGCCGGCCCCGGCCCGATGTAGACCTCGACGTCGCTCTCTTTCCGGTTCATGCTCTTTTGCCGTCGCGAAAGCTTCGTGCCGACGGTGTAGGATTCCTGAAGCCCGCCTTCATCGCGCGGCGCGTTGCGCTCGCCGTCCGCCCTGATGGGCTCGCCCTGCTCTATCAGGGTCCGCCTCAGAACGTTGCGCGCGGTCGCCTTGGGAAGCTCTGAGAGCGCCTCATCGAGCTCCTTGAGACCCTCGATTTCGAAGGTCTGGCGGGCCATCAAAGCTCCTCGTGGTGCACGAAATAGTCCCGCATGACGCCGTAGAGCTGCACCACATCATCGTACAGCTCGCGCTCATCGGTGCAGAAGGCGCCCTGGATGAACACTGAGGGATTGCCAACCGCGCCGGTGAAGCCGCTCAGGCAGTCCTTGACCTTGTTCGCGAGCGCCGTGGCCGCGTCCGCCGTCGGCGCCCAGGCGGCGACCTGCATGCGCGAGCGCGCGTATCCGGAAGCGCCTTCCATCTTGTAGTCGGTGTCGCCGGAGATCCGCGTGTAGACCACACTCGCGACCTTCACGCCCTGCGGCAGCCGGATCGGGTACACGCGATCCGCGACCAGCGCCGCAACGCCGGCATCGCCCAGCAACAGGGTACGCAGCGCTGGGCGGATGTCCTTCATCAGGCAGAGACGCCCGAATAGCCGAACAGCAGCTTCATGCTGGTGGTCGACTTCGCGATGCCGATGACGTCGTAATATTCACCGGTGCCGACATCCGCGACCGGGCAGATGCCGCCGGCGGTGCCGCTCAGGTAATAGGTGACGCCGGCCGTGAACGCGGCATTGAACGTAATCTCGCCGCTCTTCTGAACCCTGATCGGCTGGCTCGCGGACGCGCCATTCAGCGCAATCGCCTTGGCATCGCGCGCCAGCGCGGTCGCGGAGTCCGCGTCAGCCTTGTACCAGAAGCCGTCAGCGGCCTTGTAGAGCGCCTGCCCTGCGGTGATGGTCTCGCCGGCGATACCATCCTCGGTGATCGCGCCGGCGCCAGGCAGAACGCTCGCGGCAGTTACGGAGATGTCGACCATGGATCGGATTCCTTTTCGAGTGGGTGAGGATTTACGTCGTGGTTACGTCGGCGCGCCGGAGCGTCTTGATCGAAAGATCAACCTGACGACCGACCTCGTCCGGAGAAATGATGTCGTAGACCAGATACCAAGCCGGGCTCTGCGTGTTCGCCGCGATGCCGTCGACCGGGTAGATGATGCGATCGCCGGGCGCTAGCGGACGGGACGCTGACGGGATCTCGTGAAACCTGATCGTGAACGTCGTCTCTTGGCTCGCCACCTTCTCAGGCTGCGCAAACTTCTCCGTGCCCTTGGTCGGCGCCACGAAAGCGAAACACTTGTAGGCGAGATCAGCCCATGTCTCGATCGGCTCGCCCGAGCTCGACTGCGTCAGCGTCTTCCGCTGGATGATGATCTGCCGATCGTAGCGCCGTTGCATCAGCAGACCTGAATCCGGCGGAACGGCGCCAACAGGGCATCAACCGCGAACGGCATCGGGCTCACGATATTGCCGACATTAACCGCGGTCGGATTGTCGAACCAATGCCGCACCAGCAGAAGCATCGCCTGCTTGATCGCATCGGGTACCGTGCTCGTGAAGTTCGGGCTGCTCCCGGCATCCGCATAACCCGCCTTGTAGGTCGCGCTGGCGCGCGGCAGTTCGGTGTAGAGCGTCGGCAAGTCATAGGTCGAGATAAACTGCACATAGCTGCTGAGATCATCCGTCTGCAGGCTGTAATTCGCAGGATCGATGGTCTGCTCGACTCCGTTCTCATCTTTGTACTTCACGCTGGTGATCGAGATCACCGGGAACAGCGGCAGCCGCATGCAGTGCAACGAAACACTGTCATAGTCCTGACGCCATGTCTGCTCACATAGAGCCTGTCCGAGGATCCCCGTCCATCCGTCGAGGTGCGTTGTCGCGGCGGCAATCAGTCCATCGATCAGCGTGTCCTTCTCGGTGTAGCTGATATCAAGCTGCGCTTTCACTTCTGCGCGCGTGACCGGATTGATGACCGGAGGCGTGACGAGAACGGGACGATACATCGATTCCAGCCTTTGTCGTTCGAGACATCCGGGTGAGGCGGACATCGCGGCGCCCTACCCTATGCGCCGGTTTCGCACGCTGACGGACACGCGCCCTAAGCACCGCGGAGCTCCGTCGCAGCTCCTCACCCCGGTTGTAGCCCTGCGTCGTCGCGAGTTCGCTGTGGGTCGCCGCGGCTCGAATGAAGTCCGGATCGGCGCCGGCGTCGAAGGCCTCTGTGATGGCACCATGCCTTGAGTGCATGTTGCAGACGGCATCCGGGATACCCTCAGCCCGCGCGATCGTTCGCCAGATCCGGCGGAAGTCCCACGCGTAGTATGGCAGTCCGGTCCGCTCATCCGTGATGACCGGCCCGTCGAGCCACTTGACTATGCGCGGCAGGCCGCGTCGCGAGACGACGCCGACCCGCCTCAGATCCTCCATCACCATCGGCGCCAGCTTCAGATCGGCCACAACCTGCTTGCCCGTCTTGGAGGTCTGATGCCGCAGGATCAGATCGTCAGAGATCTCCGACCAAAATAGACCCCTCACCCACTTCTCATCGCCAACGACGATGCCGGCGCCGCCTTCCCTCAAACTTGCCGGGATGTACTCGCCGATGACATCCTTCTGGCGCAACATGATCTCGAACTGAAACGCCTGGGCCAACGCAACGGAAGCCCATCCGCCTCGCCAAGCGCGCTGGCGCACGGCAATGGCTTGCTCGGCCGTGAGGCGCTGCTTGCCCTTCGGTGCCCCCGGAAAGCGCATGGCCGACATCACCTGCCGGAGCCGCGCGCATTCCTTGTCCTCCAGGATCGTCAGGCCAAAGCCAAACACTACGCGGATCTTCTTGATGAAGGCGCGGGCCGAGGAGTATTTGCCACCGTCGAGCCAGCGCGCATGCCATTTGATCAGCGTTCGGCCCTTGATCCTCTTCAACTTGACGTGGCCGTGGCGCTGATCGATCTGCCTCAGCAGGTTGATGTGGTTCACCTTCGTAGCGTGGCGCAAGCCATGCCAGCGCGACAATGGGTGGGTTTGGTACCGCCTGATGAGCTTGCGCAGTTTCACCGTTGATCCCCTCGCTCATCAGGGAATCAGCGAGGAGTCGCGAGGTCAACGGTCGGCGGCGAGCAGGTGATTCAGAACGAAACAGGCGGCAACCTATATCTGGAGAGATGGTAAACGCCGGCTGCGCCAATGTCCGCACTCCGCATACAGTGGACGGCCCCGAGCCAGCGTGTCAGGCTACGGAAACACAGCGAGGGCCCGCTCCATGACCAAGGATGAAGCACTGAAGCACGTCGACACGTTGCTCAAGGTCGCTCTCGACAGCTACGACGTTGACGCCATCCACAAGGTACTCGAGGAAGCTCGGAAGATCGTGGCCAAGGCCAAAACGACGAAGGCCTGAGGTACCCCGTTCACTCCCCCTGAGGGAGTGGAGCTAGGAGTTTATGGTGAAATTCCAAAGCGCCCGCAGTTGAGGCGCTATTGCTTCGGCGGGATGAGCTTCGGAATGATCTTCTCTAATGTCGTCGGCTTATCTGGGGGCGTGGGCGGCACCAGGACGTTACACACGGTCTCCGGTGTCGCTTCAACGCGCTGGTAGCCAATTCCGTTGACGACCTCCACCCAAAGCTCCTTCTCGTAGCGGTAAACCCGCTGCGTACCCGCGGTCGGTCCCGACGCCCAGCGTGCATCGCCGGGGCAAGTCATGACGATAACCGCTTCTTTCTGAAACTTCTTCTCAAACTCAGCTTCAGCCGGGTCCTTCGGCTTTCGCTCACAAGCAGCAACGCTCAAGGCAATAAGACAGGTGACAGCAATGCGCATGATGGCTCCCCAGTTATCCCCGGTTGCTAATTTGCATCAAAAGCAACCTGTGAGACAAGGGTTACAAGATCAAGCGCTTCGAGCCTCCAGCGGCTCCACAGTCCTGAGAGGAGCGCAACAGAAACGCCGGCATGATCGAACGGGGGCGGGAGCTCAAAAATGTCTAAGGCTAAAGGTACAAGATTTGGCCCCGTGGGTCAGTGCATATACTGCCGATGTGCATCTAACTGCTTAACCGAAGAGCACATTGTAACCGCGGCTGTGAGCGGTGACTTAATACTTACCGAAGCGAGCTGTTCCACCTGTCAAGCCGAAATCAATAAGAACATCGAGAACCCCATGATGGGGATGTGGAAAGACATGCGTTACCGCATGGGGATGGGAAGCCGGCGTAAAAACAAACGACCAAACAAGCTGCCGCTCCAATTAGCCACTGTCGCAGACCCTGAGATTGGAGAGCGCTTTATTGGAGGTCAGCTCAAAATCGACGAAAGTCAATGGAAGCCCGATCACGTCACCTTCGATGAACACCCAACGCTACTATCGCTTTACAAATTCGACATGCCAGGCTGGCTTCGCGGGCTACAATTGGAAAGCGACAACGACGACTTCGTTCGCGGCGTCTGGACCTATCAAATTGTTACACCACAACAACGGCCAGCACTTGCACGGATCAGATTACCCCTTCTTCCATACCTTAAACTATTGGCCAAAATCGCTCACGGCTTTGCCGTCTTCCGTTACGGCATTGACGGATTTGAGCCATTCCTGACCGACTTCATTCGCGGGAAGCAAACACCCCACCCGTCCTTGTTTATAGGATGCGATTGGGGGCCAATACCACCAGCGACCGGTCACCCGTGGCATGTCCGAAGCACACTTTCTCCGTATGGAGGGCTCGTTCTCGTTAGAGTGAGGATTTTTGCCATGCTTGGAGCACCCGTCTACCTTATCATTGTCGGGAAGCACAGGCCCGAGAGTGCACAGCGCGAACCTTACGGCCGCGCTAGGTGAATGTTGCGGTCAGTTTCGGCGCGATGCCGGGATTGCCGCCGGCATCTGTGCCTTGAATGTAAAAATTGATCGAACCGGCGGACTGCGTCCCGACGGTCACCAGGTTCGTTCCGCTCACTGCAAGCTTTGACGTGCCGAGCACGCTATAACCGCCAGCAGCCCCGCTGAGCGCGGCAACGATTGTGCCGTCAGCGATCGAGGCTGGCATTGCGCCGCCGGGATAACCGCCGCCCCATGCAGTGACGGGCACCGGCGCAGCCGGTGGAAAATAGAAGCTCGTGTTTGATGGCGGCGCGAAGTACTCCACGCTGCGCACGATCAGATGCGATGCCGCCGCTAGAGACTGCGGCATGCCGGTAGCTGCAAAGCCAATGTCTTCGTCGAGGAGCGTATAAAAATACTGGTTCTTCCAGTTGGCTCCTGATGGCACCGGCACCTTGGCGTAGGCAACACCGCCTCGACCACCGTAGTAGTAGATGACGGAATTCTCTAGAACCTGAACGCCGACCGTGATTTGGCGGCCCACGAGTGACGTTCCGGTCCGATAATTACTGCCCTGACTGCCCTGCGGGGTGTGCAGATTGCTGACGATCTGGTCGTTCGGGAAACTCGTGCCGAACCACTCGATTATGTCGATTTCCTGCTGCCCCAGCGACGTGTCCGCTCCGAGCATCCAGTCGGCCGAGAAATCGTTGTTGCCTCCGGGCATCGTGAGCACTGTTTCACGATAGAAAGGAGGCTTAATTCCGCAGCTATAGAGATCTGTCACAATGCCAGCGAGATACGGCGCGCGCAACGTCTGCATATCGTAGACGATGACGTTCTGACCTGCTGTGGTCGAGTTGGGGCCGCAAGCGAAATCGATATAGCTGTCTGCCGCGAGCGTCAGATTGAATGACAACTCTTTGTGGCTGCCAACATCCGAAATGGTGACGTTGCTATAGGAACCGGCGGCCGTCGCACCTTGCGTGAAAGTGTTGCCGAAAACGGTGCCGGACGAAGCTCCCGAGCTTGTCGCTGTCAGAAGATATAGAGAGTTCGATGTGCCGTAATTCCATTTGATGACAACCCGGACGGTCTCGCCGGCCTTGAATGCATTCGACCTGAAGAACTCACGTCGCGCGGTCTGGTTGCCCCCGCCAGCGGCGATGACAGCAGGAATAGGTAGGCCATCCACTGAGGAGCCGGTGGTGAAGGTGCCACCCTGCGCATTGAACCAGCCGCCACCAGTTCCCGGCGGAGACATGATGTTGATGCCAGGCAACTGCGCGCGGATCAGCGGAAAGTTCGACCCGCCGATGATATGCAGGCCGTCTCCTTGGATGTCCAACTGGCCTAGCGGCGGGTAGTTCGGATCGACCGCCTGCCAATTGTAGCCGTGATCAACGAACGCGCCGAAGCCAAAGCTAGCAAAGCCTTTCGCATTGTTTCCAAGCCCGTCGCGGTAGTAGAGACCGCAGTCAGCATACCTGCCCTTTCCAGCCGCAAAGCCGGCTGGCGTCGGCCCGCCCGTCCGCAGCGACAACGCACTGAAGTCGTCGCGATTAACCGACAGATACGTTAGCGGCGAAGGGATGTTCGCTCCCCCAAGGGGAGCAACATCCTTGGGGCCGCGCAGCAGCTTGCGAACAGGCAGGAGCCTCGGCATGCGCCTACAGCCTCGATACCAGTGTCAGCGTGCGAGCCCCGCCCTGGTTTACCGCTGCAGCGGCAGTGCCGGATCGGACCTTGATCATATTGATCCCGATCCAGATACTGGGATCGAGGGGGATGTAGCGATCGACGCCGACCGTGTAGGCGACTTCAGCGCCCGCGGTGTCGTAGAGATTGAGCCACGTCGTACCGCCATCGGCGGATACCTGGAATGTCAACGATGCCGCCGTCCACGCCGCCGGCATCGCAATGCCGACCGGAACATGATCGCCAATGGCCACGGCCCCCGAGAGGGACGCGCCATTGGCGATCGTGACTTGCAGAGGAGTGATACCGATCTCCGCCATGGGCGCTGCTCCAATCTCAGTGCAGGAAGCGAGTTCAGACCGCCAGCTTTACTGCCGGCCGAACTTGATGCAGCGGATCCAGTCGATCGCAACGGAGGCAGCGACCGCCTGGCCAGTGAGGAAGTGAACAGACACCCTCATCTCTTCGTCGTCGGGCAGGTTCGTGATCGCCGGGGTCGCAACCGAAACGCCATCAACGAAGACTTCGAGGTTGGTTCCGTCGTAGTAGAACTCAAACACATACGCGGTCGACGCCGCGAGCGTCTTCAGGCCGGCGACCGTGGTTGCGGTCGAGTTCTTGTTGACCACGAAGGTGAGATCGGTCGACGCATCAACCTTCTGAAAGCCGATCGAGTCGGTCACGCCCCCGAGGATATCGGTGTCCGTGATCGCAAGCCCGATGAAAAGATCGGACTGCGTCGCCTCGCTCAGTGACTGAATGCGGGCACCGAAATAGAGCGGCTTGCCGCTCTCGATCTTGAAGCACTCACCGAGCAACTGACAGTTCAGCCCGTCATTGTCGGCAGCGTCGGTCGTCAGCAGCATCGTGCCATTGCCGGTATCGCCGCTGGTAATGGTGGATTCACCGGCGCCGGCTTCGACGCGGGTGACAGTCCATGCATCCCAGTTGGTGTCGCCACCGCCGCCCGCGACGAAATCGTCGATGTACTTCACGACGTCGGAGCCGATCGCATCGACGATACGCCTGCGATGCTCTTCCCAATAGGCGAGCGAGCCGTTGATATAGCGGGAATGCAGCTGAGCCATGATGTTGATCCTTCTTTCGACCCGTCAGGGGGGTCGCCGTGGTTTGGCGAAATCAGGATGGAGGGAGGAGAAGCGCGAACCTGATGATCGCGCTTCTCCGGTTCAAGTCAGGCGATTGCCGTGTTCGGGATATCGGTCGCGTAGCGCGGCCCGAGCAGCTCGATCAGGATACCGCCGAGCACCGGGCTGTCGACGACTTCGACTGCCTTGAGGAAAACCCAGCCCTTGCTGCCGAGCGACTGGCTGTCTACCTCGATCACATAGAGCTGGCTGGATCCTGCCGTGGTGGCAAATCCGGCGGCAGCAACCGAGGTAACTTCGCCGGGCAGATCGTCCGAGCCAGTGTATTTCTGAACCTTGAATGGCACCGCAACCGGATTGTCGCCGGCGGCATTGTCGCAGGACTGGACCGTGATGGTGGATGTGCCGGTGGCGCCGACACCCTTGTGCAGGATGAAGCGCGCGACGGCATATTCCGCCATCTTGACGACATCGGACTGAACGGTGCCGGCGAAGGCATCGGCGACCGCGTCAAGACCCTTGACGATGTGCCGCTTGCCGAACGTGAGAACGGACATGGGTTGTCTCCTGAATTTGAATGTGCGGGACGATTGCGCGCTCGCGACAGCTTGCGAGCGCGCAGGATTTCAATGCGCGGAGGCGGTTACGCCCGCGTCGCGAGTGTGACGAACGGCGACTGCTTGTTCGTGCCCTTGAACGGGGTGATCGGCTTGTCGTCGACCGGCTGGCCGTCGACCCGGTAGATGAACCGAAACGCCTGTTCATCAGTCAGGAATGCGACGTGGATCGAGGTGGCGTACTGAATGTCGCCCTTCTCGATGATCGTGTACTGGTTCGGAACCTCCAGCACGATGTCGCCTTCCGTGCCAACCGTCGAACAGTATTCGATCGGGCGGACCGGCCGGCCCATCAGCGTGCCGTAGGGCGACTGCGACAAGCCGCCAGGCGGCAGATAGATCGGAACGCCACCGGTGCCGATCACCATGCTGAGGTTATTGAGCTGCGGGAAGCAGTCCTGGTTGATCCACCACTCGGCGTCGCCCATCATGCCGCCAGGGCAACGCGCCCACATCTTGTCGATGTTTTCCTTGACGATGGTGCCGGCAGCCTGACCGGTCTCCTTGGAGATCGTGACCTTGCAGCCGGCATTCATGAATCCGAGCGGCGTGGCACCACCAGGCCCCTCGAACATCGCGTCATCGAGCAGGAAGGCGAATTCGTTCGGGAACGCCTCGCTGATCACGGCCGCGAGTGCGACCGAGTCCTGCAGCATTTCACTGGTCGCATAGAGCAGGCCCGCGAGCTTCTTCAGCTCCAGATTCATCTGGCGGAACTTGGGCCGGCTCGGGGTCAGGGAATCCCCTTCACCGATCCAGTAGCCCTGCACGCCGCCCCAGCGCGAACCGGTCGCGCGGCTGTCGTCCTTCAGCGCATTGATTTTCAGTCCATTCGAGCGCGCCGAGATCGGAATGCGGCGGGCACGATCCGCGATCCGCGCGACCTGAAAGGTACGCTGAAGCAGTCCATCCGCGATGTCCTTCTCGACGAGAAAGCCGCCGTCGGACGGAACCTGCTCATTCGATCCCGTCGAGGCCTCGACCTCGACCAGCCGCTCGTCGATGCCGCGATTGAGCGCGGCGCGCCGCACGGCGAAAAGCAGGTCACCGAATGCGGCCGCCTGCGCGGCACTGAGGATGCCCCCCTTCGGCACCACATGGGCGGCTGCCGGCAGGCTGCGGTACTTCGCCATGAAGCCCTGAACCGCCTTCGTCGGATCGGCGTCAGCAAGCTCCGACTGGATCGTGCCGATCGCCGTGGAGCCCTTCAGCTTCTGCGTCTTCTCGACGTTGGCGATGACCTTGTCGAGGCGTTCGACATTCTCGCCGGCCGCATCGAACTCCGCCTGCGCTTCAGCGCTGTCGCCGGACGCCGCCGCAGCAGCCTCCATCTCCTGATAGGCGGTCGCACGCAGTGCGCGCAGGCTTGCCAGGTCTTTCGGCAGCGCCGCCGGAAGCGCCGTCAGCGCCATGCTGAGGCCTGCGAAGTCCGGATCGGCAACATGAGGAACAGCGCCGGCCAGAACTGCCGCAAGCATGACGACGGCCGCGAGGCCGACGCCGAAGATCTTCAACGTCATGGGAGTTCTCCTGGTGAAAGATGAGCGCATATCAGCGCCCGGTGTCCCGGCGGCCTCGCCGTGGATTCGTGAATCTTCAAACTACTGCTTGAGCGATTGCAGGCGCTTGCTGTTGGCAACCATCTTGCGCAAAACGTTGAGCGTCGCATCGTAGCTCTGGACCTTATCGGCCATGCCGGCAGCGACAGCGTCCGCACCAACCTTCACGCCGCCGGCGCCGAAGTCGGAGATAACCTTCGCTGATGTCGTCTTGCGGCCCTTGGCGACATCGGCCACGAACTGCTTTTCGATCGCATCAAGCGTCGAAACGATCTCGGCGCGGCCTTCTTCGCTCATGGCATCCGGTCTCTTGTTCGGCGCATTGGTCGAGACGATGTCGAGCCAGACTTCGCCGTTGCCATCAGGCTGGACCTGCACCGGCACCGCGGCGACCACGCCGATCGAACCGACGATACTGGTCCGGTCCATGATGATTTCGTTCGCCGCCGACGCGATCCAGTAGCCGGCGGAAGCCGCAGTCCCCGAAACATAGGCCGACGTGAATTTCTTCTTGGCTCCAAGCGCGACCGCATCGGCAAATGCATTGATTCCGGAGACCGCGCCGCCAGGCGTATCCATCAGCATCAAAATGGCGCCGACATCCGGATTGTTGAGCGCCGTCCTGTGGTCGTTCTGCAGCATCGTGACCGATGTCGCGCCCGACATCTCGGTCATCATGTTCGCCCTCGGGAAGATCGGCCCGGTAATAGGCAGGATCGCAACACCGTCGACCACGAAGGCGCGATGCGCGCCGGCGAGCTTCTGCGCGCCCGGCCCTGCCATCAGCTCATAATCACGCCTGACGAACTCCGGCGTTCCCTTCGATGCGTCCGGCATGTCATGCCGCGCGACGATGCGGGCGATCATCTGCAGGGCATCCGGAGTGATCGCCCACGGCTCGGCCGTCAACGCGTTGAAGATTCGGCTCATGAGATGATCCCTCAGTTGAGATAAAGCGGCTCGCCCCTGGCACCGACGAGCGTTGCCATGCGCCGCGGCGGCTTGTGGCCGTTCAGCTTGTTCGGGTTGAACGAGGAAAACCGCGGCACCGCGTAACGCACGTCACTTGGCTGCCAATCGGAGGACGCATCGGCACCGTCCCGCTTTGCCGGATCGTCCTTCGTCGGATCCTCGCCGGCCGGAACCATGTTCAAGGGAACGAGGTATTCGTCGCCTTCCGGTCCGATCGAATTCTCGTTCTCGCGCTCGAGCACCTTGTTGACGGAAAGCCATCCCCACTGGCGTCCGATCGCATAAGCGCGGTACCGGCTGAGGATGTCACCGCGCATCAATCCTTCCAGATTGTGCTCGACCTTGTAGATTGCGCGTTCAGCCGGCGTCAGGCAGGCGATCGTGATCGCGGATTCGACCGATCGCGCCTGTGCGGAAATCGGCCCCGTCACGTAGTCGATCGACTGCTGCTCGATGTTGGAGAATGTCGCCTTGTCGAGGATGCCGATCTTATGGGGCGGCGTCCGATACATCATGCAGGCGATCTCGGCGCCGAGCTTGCGGGTTTCCGTGAGCTGGGTCTTGGCAGGATCGAACGAGATCTCTCGCATCTTCATGCCGAGCTCGAGGATCGCCACCTTCCACTTGTTGTCGATGCCGCCATAGACGCGCTCGATGCCGGCCCGGATGCGCTTCGCCACATCGTCGTTCGGCAGCTGCTTGTCGTACTCCAGGATCATCGACGGCTGGGCCCCGTTGGCGAAGAACATCGCGGCGAATTTCTCCGCCGCGATCATCAGCGCGACCGTTTCCTTGTTCTGCATGATCGGCGAGACACCGATCACGCCGCCGTTCTCGGCGCCGTCGTTTGAGTCGCGATAGGCGATATGGATGACGTCCTGCCAGGTCAGCCCCCGCTCGATTCCAGTCGAAGACGACACGTCGAAGAACGGCTCGCCATCACTGGCCCAGCGAACACCGCAGCGGCCCTGCTGGATCGGGGAGATGCGGTCCATCTGCCCGATCTCCGTCCGCCACACGCGGGAATAGCTGTTCCCTTGCGCCATGGCACCGTGCTGCATGGCCTTCCGCCAGCGGTATGGCGACAGCCACGGCGACGGCCCGTACTTCAGCAAGGCATAGAGCGGATGATCGACCGCGGGCTCGAAGCCGTTGTCGGTGCGCTTTTTCAGATCGAGCGGGACCTTGGCTAGATCCTCCGACTGCACCTGGACGTTGGCAGCAATGCCCGGGCTCTGTAACGCGATATCCGGCGTAACGCGGATGCCGGTGGCGGTGGTGATCCCGACTTCCATCCCCTTCAGCCAGTCATCGATATAGCGATCCTGGGCGGATATGTCTGGACCGCCGAGGATTTGCGACAGCCAATTCATGCGCGCCGCCCAGCCCTGATGGCTCCGACAACAGCTATCGCAAACAGCAAGCCCCCGAACGCGATCGGACCCAGCGGCGGATAATGCATCCACGCACCAATGCCGACCGAAACAGCCCCGACCGTGCCGATGATGAGGCGAACGAGATCAGCGTTCATGTTTGTTTTGGTGCCTCACGCCCACACGGGCAGTTGGTAGTCTTCGGGGAACGTCCCGACTTGGTCGCCGCCCTTTTCCGCGATACCGAGCGCGTCGATGATCGCCGCTATTCCGTCGATACGGCCAGTGTTCTTCGCCTTCGTCGGCTTGATGTTTTCCGCCGCATCCACCTCGATCGCGACCGCCTGCGCATGCCGACGAAGCAGCGGATGCCCGCCGTGATGAAACCCATTGCTCATCACTAGGCGCTCGAGCTCTTTCGATGGCGCCGACAGCGAGATCATGCCCTGGCCAAACAGAACGACAGGAATGCCTTCCTGCTGCAGCCGGACGGCCGTCCCCGTCGCATTGAACCGGTCAATGGCCAACCCACCTTGATGCGCTTCGCGGTTGTCGTTGCCGTAATGCGCGACGCGAAACACCTGCGCATCATCCAGAACCTGTTTCTCGATGAAGCCGTAGTCGACCACGTTGCCCGGCGTGGCGATCAAAGCCCCGTCTTTGATCAGTCGATCATACGGGACCCGATCCCGCCGCGTGTGTTCTTTGACCAAATCGGCCGGCTTCCAAAAACGCATCAGGACCGCCGGAATTTCCAACCCATCCTGGATCGGAAACCACCACGCCAGCGCCGACAAGTCAGTCGTCGATGACAGGTCGAGGCCACCGTAACAGGTCTTGCCCTTCAACCTTTCGATGAACTCGCGCGAATTCCAAGCTATCGGCCCGATGCAGTGATCCCAACCAAACCGCCTACCCTCATCGTCGACCGAATTGATCGGCAGCCATTTGACGGCCTGGTCAGTCCAGATGTTCAGCCGATAGCGCTTGAAGTCGTTTTCATAGCGCGGTAGCTGGCGTGCGCGGCGAAAGTCCGCCAGAAAGGCTTCCACCTTGACCGAGTTGCCGAAGTTGGGATTGCCCTTTCGCCAGGTCTCTTCCTTGGTCCAATCATCATCTTCGCCGGGCGAGTAGATGACGACCATGGTCTCGGGATCTTCAATATCCCCGGCCAGAATCGCCTGGCATTCCTTGAACACCTCTTCGCCGTGCGTGCCCTTCTGGCCGGCGGTCGAGATCAGGAATTCCAGCGGCTGGCGGCGCGCTGCCGAGCTGTCGTGCACGAACGTGTAGAGATCGCCGCTTGGCCATTCGTGAATCTCGTCGCCGACGAGACCCGACATGTTCAGGCCGTGCTTGCCCTTGGGCTTTCCGCTGAGCGGGCGAAATGACCCATTCAGCTCCGGGCAATAGATCACCTTGCCGAGGCATTCGAGCTTCTGTGCCAGCACCGGCGTACGCACCGCCATGTTGCTGGCCTTGGTGAACACGATCTTGGCCTGTGCCTCTTCCGAGGCGATCGAGAACACCTGCCCGCCCATCTCGGCATCGCCGACCAGGATCAGCAACGCGATGCCGGCGGCGAGCTCCGTTTTGCCGTTCTTGCGCGCGATCCAGACGAAGCACCGGCGATAGCGCCGCGTCCCGTCCGTGCGCTTCCAGCCGAACAGCGGCCGGACGATATCGTGTTCCTGCCAGGGCTCGAGGACGAAGGGACGTCCTGCCCATTCGCCCTCGGTGAACACCAGGTGGTTCGGGAAGAACGAGGCTGCCTTGTCGGCTGCACGTTCGTGGTACCAGAACTCGCCCTCGCACCACGCGCCGACGATCCAGAAGCCGGCGACAATGACGTTGCCTTGCGCATCCTTCTTTGGCTGGACCCAAAAACGGAAGTCCGGATTCCAAACCGCCTTCGGATAGGACTTCAGTGCCGCTAGCTTCGTGGGCTCAGCGGCAGCAAGCTGTGGCGACATGGTCTCAGTTCAACAGGCCGATCGGCCCTTCGCTCGGTTCGACCGCGGTCACAGCATCAGCTGCGGGATCTCCCGCCGGACGCTCGTCCTTCGCCGAGGCAATCGCCGCGCCGCCAAACAGATCGGGCGACCCCGTATTAGCGCGGGCCATCATGATGCGTTGGCGTTCCGCGGGGTTGAGGCCAAACCGATCTTCAAACGCGAGCATCATGCGATCGAGCCTATCTGCCATGGTGAATGCTGGATGGGCGCGCAGCACCTTCCCCGATGCCGTTTCGATCTCATAGATGTCGCCGCCATTCTTCATGCGCTTCTGCAGATCCAGCCAACGGGCATAATGCGCACAGTAGCGCGCGAATGCCGGCACGTCGGTGTCGGTCAAGAGCTTCATGCCGCGCAACGTCGGCGCCATGCGCTCGAAGATCTTCAGCCCCTCGCCCTTCAGCCAGTCCGGTGCATCGCCCGCCGCGGCCGACGAAACCCCAGGCTGCACAGCTGCAATCGTCTTGCGCTGACGCGAGCGAACAGGGGCTTTCTGCTGCCTGATGCCTTCTGGTTGCGGCTTCGGTCCACGACGGCCCATAAAAAAAACCTCTCCGGAAACTCGCGAAAAATCGTTTGTTGCTTGCCCACCGGTCCGCCAGCGAAAGGTGCCAGAGATTTTAACCCCCCTGGGGCCTCATTTCGCGAGTCAATTCAATCGCTTTTTTGCTTTTGAGTGACAGTGTGGTCGTGTCGACGAGACCTTGTGCCCACAGCCTATCAAGTATCTGCTTGACCACGTCGTGGTGCCATCTGCATGCGCTCTGCCAGTTGGCCACGTCCCACATCAGGGTCTCGTCGCCCTTGTGTGGCTCGATGTGGTCGACGACTTCCGTCGCCACGAAGAGACCGACCGCCTGGCACCCGACGCACAGAGGATTGCTGCGCTTATAGGCTGCTGCTTCCCTGTCCCACCTTGCGGTGTACCCTCGCTCACGAGCGCTCCCCCTTCGGCTGTCGTACTCGACCGTTGCTTCTCGCCTCGTGCGAGCACCCTTGGGTCGAAAGGTCGGAGGTCGAACT